TCTCTATATACAGAGGGTTCTATAATACAAGTCCGTATTCACCAAGAGCAGACGGTGGATGCGGACTTCTATAATATATAATAATGTGTAGTTAGCCTTGAATGACCAGCTTCATGTTTGTTTCATCGATAGCTATATGATGAGCAAAAGATATTGAGTGTCCGTCAGAAATAGCAGACACATCAATGCCACGATGTATAAACTCATCGATGAGAGCATGATCGTGTGCAGCACGAGCAGAGTTGAAACCACGGTTTCCAACCTGCGCATTGAATGACTCAACAAGTGAAGTGAGGGATGCTTCGGCAAACTGCGAAGCGAATTGGGATAAAAGATTCTTTTCCATTTTACGTTGTTTTTGAAGTTAAACTTAGTCTTCCACATCGTACCTTGACCACCGTGGCACGTAAAAATGCTCGGTTGGCGAGTCCGCTAAAAGCGACTGCTCTTGATGTTTCGTTTGCAAAATTACAAAAAATACTTGAAATACAGCACAACGGCGCAAAATTTTAACCATGTAACCACATCACATGAATACATCAAACCAAAATAATCTGTTTAACTTTTGGCAGTGCCCTCTCATTCCCCAATAAAAGTGTAAGTTTAGCGCAATTATTCCCCAATAAAAATGTAATTTGCATTCCAGATTGGGACTGATATATTTGCAAAATGACATTATATTTCAGTCGGTTAGATAATGATTGAGGAAGTGGATGACTATAGACAAGTTAATGAAGCTGATCTAGTCGAAAAAAAGGTAGTTTCCAAAAAGGAAATAGCCACTTCGTAGGATTGCCTATCATATGATATACATTTTGGAATTTCTTCACGTTTTTCTGAAGGGAATCTATAAGAAAAAGAATGCAAGTAGTATTTCTCAAACAACAAGATATGTTTCCACACAAGTTGCCTTTTCTCATTTTTTGGGTGTAGAATTCTTGAAAATTGGGTGTAGAAATAAAAATGGCTGTAATTCTGTAAACTCGGAATTGCAGCCTTTTTCAGCTATTTACAGCGATTTTGATTGTAATTGACACTCTATGAGGTGCTATTTTTTGGCTGTAAAATTGGCTGTAAAAAAGAAAACTCGCTGAAAATCAGCGAGTTTTGCGGAGAGAGAGGCTCTTTTTAACTAATATTCAGCCATATCAAACCGCGCTCAAAATAGTGTGTATCAGCAAAAAAGTTGTTTTTCGTGATTATGCATGAATATACGCAGAAGCAACAAGCTTCACTAAAAATGGGTACTTTTTCGGGTACTCATTTTTTTTTACTCTTTCTTTTAGGTTTTCCGAAGTCATTAAATTTTTTCATGTTTTCCACTTTCGCAGCGTCCACGATTTTTATATACGGCTTCATAGCCTTATAGTCGCTGTGTCCCGTCCATTCCATAATGACGGCTGGCGGTATTCCCAGGCGAAGCGCGTTTACTATAAACGTCTTCCTTCCGCAATGCGTAGTAAGTACGCTATATTTGGGTACTACGGCTTCCGTACGGATGTTTCCGCGAAACACTACGATACGTACGGGAGCGTCTATTCCAGCAGCTTCTGCCGCGCTATGTAGGTTTTCGTTCATTTTGGCATTACTTATTACAGGCAAAGCCAGGTTACGCGGAAGCGGTATGCTTTCGTACTTCTTCAAGATACCAAGCGCGTAGTTATTGAGTTCGATTTGCAGCCTGTCCGTAGTCTTCTTAGTTACCACCTTCATAAACGGGCTTTCGTTTTCAAGGTACAGATCCGAACGCTTAAGCTTTGCTACGTCGCTATAGCGAAGCCCCGTAAAACAGCAGAAACAAAACACGTCCCGAACGGGAGCGTATGAAGTGTATTTATTTCCGAAGTCAAAGTTAAGGAAGTGTAGAAGCTCGTCCCATTCCAAATAAATAACTTCTTTGCAGTTTAATCCCTTAAGGCGCGGACGGTACTGCTCATGTGCCTTACCTTCATAGTAACCGTTAGCAGCAGCCCAGCGAAGGAACCAGCGAAGGAAGCCTACGTTTTTGCTTACGGTAGTATTAAGCTGTCCTACGTCATTCTGTAGGAAGTGAACGAAGTCCGCAAAGTCTTCCTTTGTGAAAGCAGCCAGGGAAAGCGTATCTTTCCATTCCTTCAAGTGAAGACGTAGGCTGGAAAACTTAGTATATGTTGCGTCCGTCCAATTATTGTTAGAACCCATACGGCTTACGAACAAGTCAAAGGCGCGGTAGAAGTCGCTTTCCGCTTCCTTCTTCCTAATAGCCTTCTTCTTACCTGTAGCCAGATCGAAAGCCTCCTTAAATTCGCTTGCGGAAGGTTCGCGCTTTTCCTGTATTTCGAATATAGTAAGCAGCTCTTCAACCTTAGCACAAAGCGCGGCTATTCCGCGGTTTATTTCGCCAGCAGTCTGCCCCCGTGAGTTCTTGCAATTCGCGTGCATAATACCGCCTTCCGCGTCCCATTTGGCTGGATCCACGTAAAAGCCCGTATTCAAGTCCACGCGAGAGCCGCCCCATGAAACGCGAAGCCTAACAGACTTTTCCTGGGTGTTTCCTTTTGAATGAAGCGTTATTTTAATAGAATGTCTCATTTAATAGGTTTAGTAAGCATTTCGCCGCGTCCCGTGAGCAGCCAATTAGAGGAAACAGGGTAATCGTTTACGAGCCAGTAGATAGCTTCCACTTCTACGTACTTATAACGCGAGACACGCCCAGGCTTCGGAGCTACGCCGTAAGTAAGACGCATTTCGCGATAGCGCGGCGCGCTAAGTTCGTGAAGCGAGCAAAAGGAATCAAGCGCACTTATAAGCTTGAAGTCGCAAAGCCTGTCTATAGCCAGGAAAAAGCGGCGGTTAATAGCGTCCGCTATTCGGTAGTCTGTAATTTTTGTTATAGGCATATTCCAGCAGAATTTAAGTTTTTGCACATTTCGACATACGCATAGTGCGGAACTTCTACGTATTCTTTACCGTCAAGATAGCCAGCTTCCAGAGCGTCAAAAACGAGAGAAGGTATGTACGGGTACAATTCAGTATTTGCGTAATACTTATCTACTTTAATTTTTACCATATTGCACTAAGTTTATGAAAGTTATTTTATGCTAATTTTGCGTCTAACGGCGTTTAACCTAAAAATGGTATAATTATACGTCCGAAGAGAGAAAGCCCGAAAATGGGGCGTTTCTGCGCGTTTTTCCGAATTAAGCTAATACGAAGCTTCGTTTTGCCTATATAATATAATATCTATGGTACGCGCGCGATGACTACTATTTGAGAGGTTAGGACAGAATCCCGTATAACGGCTGCTCCCAGGTTTACCGAAAGCGTACACTTTCCGCGCGCTTCTTCTGGAGTGAAGACATCGGAAAACGGGAACTTTGAAGACGAAACTACAGGCTCTCCGTCCAGCATATAGACGACGTTAGACACTTCTCCTGTATAGTCTAACGTTCCGTTCGTATATTGGTTGCTGAACGGGAAAAGGTTTAGCTTATACGACGTACCTACAAATAAAGTATCCAGGGCGCGGAAGTTTTCTACAGAGGAAGCGAAGGGACAAATATAGGAATCACTATAAACAACATATTCGCTCGGTTTGTCGTCGGAACCGCTACAGCCGCACAAACAGAGCGCAGCCAGAAAAACAAAAATAATATTTCTTACCATAACTTTTGCTTTATTCCAAACACTACCCTACATCGGCAGAGCTTACAGCTTCTTCCTTCTGGGCAACTTCTTTTTTAAGACTTTCGGTTAGGGTGGAGATAGTCTCCTGTTGGCTTTCGATTATAGAGAGCAAGCGCGCCTTTTCGTTTGTCGAAGCTTCCAAGAGCTTAGCGAGCGTTTCAGTAGGATCCGCTACGGGCTTCTTTTCTTCAACGGCGTTAAGCATTTCGCCCTTACCCTGTATAAGCCACGTAGTATTAAGTTCTGGGTATTTGTTACTAATATCGCGCAAAGCGTTTGGCGAAATAGAGCGTTTTATACTTGCAATATACGCTGGACGTTTGCCAATAAGAATACAAAACCTCCTTTCGGAGATGTTAAGGTACTTTACAAAAGCCTTAAGTCGCTGTTTTACGCCGTTTTCTTCTTCCATATAGTTATCAAATGTTAAAAATTAGCAATATTTGCCGAAATGATACATTTTCTTTGCTTTTTGTTTGGTAGTTACAAATAAAACATCTATCTTTGCATTGTGTTAAGAAATTTAGTGCAAAGGTACGGCAAAATTGGCAAATACACAATAGCAAAAATACGTTATTTAGCAAATAAAAGAATAATTAACATATAAAAGTAAAGCAATATGGAATACACAACGAAAGAAATTAACAGAAACTACCTTATTAAGGTTAGCGGAATTGGAGCAAACGGGGAACGTATTAACACCCTGGTAGGCGTAAGCGGAACTTATACAGCTTATAGGAATGGAGTTAGCGGAAAAATTCGTAAAGCGAGCCTTCGACGCGATGGACGACAAATGCGTATGCAAGCTTCGCAGAGGTATCAAGGTTTCATTCTATGCACACTAAAACAAGACAGACTATGAAGTACGTTATAATTTGCGTAATACCGCCAAGCTATAAGGCGGCTTACTTTACAAAGTGGACAGAGCAAGAAAACAGCTTCTGGAGTACAGAGAATCCGAAAGAAGCTACCAAGTACAACAGTATAGAGGAAGCTGGGAAGGTACGTAACAAGCTTACGGACGTATGCAGCGACTTTGCACGCTTCTATGTAATTAACGTATAGGGTAAGGGTAGTTTTACAAAAGACAGTATTAAAGTAATACAACCACAGGACACTATATATAACAGCCAGCGGAGCTGCACACCAGCGTAAAGGCGTTAAACCGATGACAGCCGAAACAGCACGGCAAAGGGGCGAAGCGAAAGCCAAGCCCCATTACATAAAACTTTTAATAAACAAGAATATGAATAAGACAGAACAAGTAATTAACACGTTCGACGGTTTCCGAAAGGGGCTCGGGCAAATTAAGGTAAAAGACTACAAGACAGTAGTAGAAGAGCTATGGAAGGCTTTATGTATTAACAACCGAAACAGCTTCTATGGCTACAGGGACGGGAAAATAGCACTTAAGGCTGTACAGGCAGAAGCCGTAAAGCAAGTGTTTGTAAGGCACGGAGTATTAACTGACATTTGGGGAGAATGATACGTTTGAACGCACAACTGACAAAGAGGGAGACGGAAGTAGCAGAGCTTCTCGCCTGGGGAGCAGCAAAGAAAGAAGTAGCAGAAAAGCTTTTCATTTCTACGCGAACCGTCGAAAACGAAGCCAGGAGTATATACGCTAAGGTAGGAATACAGAAGGCTACGGAACTTTGCGTATGGTGGTTTTGCACCAAGTGCGGCGTACCCGTTTCACTTGATCCTCTAAAAAGAGCCTTCGGCGCGCTTATACTTCTTTGCATATTCATACCGAGAGAGCTGAACGCTCCTGGAGACCTATTTAGGTGTGGACGCGCAAGACAGCGTACGGAAGTAAGAGCAAGGAGAAGAAGCGAAGGAGAAGACAACAGTATTAACCCTTTCAACTAAACAGACATGAAGAAGTTATTTGAGATTATGGGCGTAGAATTTGAAAGAGAGCTTAAGGCTAAGGACTACGCAGTATTAACCTGGATAAGCATAGCAATAACTATGCTAAGCGTAAAATTCGAGTGTGTACCTATGTGGGTAGTGTTAGCAGTTTTGGTAAACTTTGCAGCAAGCATTTTCGTAGGCAGCAAGGTACTTCCAGAGATAAAGGACGACGATGAGAACGCATGACAGAAATACGCGAATAATAGACCTTACGCTGGGCGAGCTTCTGGACGCTATAGACGCACATTTAGAAGGGCGAGACAAAGAAGAGAGAAAGGAAGAAGCCAGGACGCAAAATTACGTTTACGGGCTAAGGGGACTTTCGGAGCTTTTACACTGCAGCAAATCAACGGCGAACAGAATAAAGCAAAGCGGAAAGATAGACGAAGCGGTTACACAGGTAGGGCAGCTCATACTGATAGATGCCGCTAAAGCTTTGGAGCTATTAGGAAAATAAGGCTTCTAAAACAAGTAAAAAATACTTAATATCACAAATTCAGTACAAATAAACTCATTTATTCACACTTAATTACAAGCAATATGGCAAAACAAGTATTATTAAAGCAGCTTAGCCTGGTAAACTTCAAGGGGCTGCGTAACGTAACTATTGACTTCAAAAGCCTGGTTACTATTGTTTCGGGAAAGAACGGAACAGGAAAGACAACCATCTGCGACGCTTTTACGTGGCTTCTTTGGGGAAAGGACAGCGAAGGCAACAGCGACTCCAAGTTTGGAATAGAGACAACGGACGAAGACGGTAAGGTTATACACGACTTGAACCACGTAGTAACGGGTATTCTTGAAGTAACGGACACAGATACGGGAGAGACGGAGACAATAAAGCTCAGCCGAGTATATCTTGAAGAGTGGAAGACAAAGCGCGGAGAGACGGAACGCACGCTCAAAGGACACCGTACAGACTTCTACTATAACGACGTTCCATTAAACACTAAAGCGGAGTACGACAAGCGCGTTAGCGAGATTATACCAGAAGACATCTTCAAGCTTATCACGAACCCTGGCTATTTCCTTAGTCTTCATTGGGAAGCGCAGCGTACAATACTTATGAAGCTTGCTGGGGACATCAGTAACGAAGAGCTTGCAGCCAACGACGCTAAATTTACGAAACTACTTGCAGATCTTACGGGAAAGACGCTCGAAGACTTTAAGAAAGAAACCGCAGTAGCTATTAGCAAGGTAAACAAAGAGCTTGAAACAATCCCAACCAGGAAGGACGAAGTTTTAAGAGCAACGCCAGCGGAACCAGACTACGAAGCCCTGGAAGCAGAAAAGAAGCAGCTACAGGAAGAGCTGGAGCAGATGGACGCAGCCGCCGCAAGCATAGCCGAAGCAAACAGGCAGACGTACGCCAAGTCTTCAAGCATACAGAGAGAAATTAACGAAAAGCAGCAGCGACAGCAAAAAATACTATTCGAAGCAAAAAACAATAGTATAAAGCAAGCCCAGGAAGCGAACCTTAAGTTTAACGAGGTATCTATGCAAGCAAAAGCAATACGCGAACGCTTCAACAGGGAAAGACAAACGCTAATTAGCGAGATCCAGCGTACAAGTGCAGACATCCAGAGAGCTAAGGACGCGAAGCAACGCTACGAGAGACAGGCAGACGAAGCACGTAAACGCTGGTACGATGTCAATGCGGAAGAGTTCAAGGAAGAAGGCACGCTAACCTGTCCGCTTTTCAAGCATTGCTGCAAAGACGAAGCAGCTCTACAGGCATACAACAACAACACGGAAGCCGCCAAAAAGACTTTCATGGAAAACAAGGAAGCAAAGCTTACGCAGATAAGCGAAGACGGAAAGAAGATAGTAGAGCAGATAGCCCAGCTTGAAAAGGAGATTAACGAGCTAAGCGCAGAATTAGCAAGGCTTGAAAATGCAAAGACTGACGAACCTACGGTAGAACGCGACTTCTTAGAGCAGAACAAGGACATCATCGAAAAGGGCATGGTAGAGCCTACGCCCGTAATTCCTACAGCTATACCAGAGTACTGCAACCTACAGGAAGAGATAGAAAGCCTTTCGCAAGAACTTACGGACTTGCAAGATGGATGCACAAGCGAATACACTATCATCAACACGCGCGAGCAGAAAGCGAAGCTTAACGAACGCCTGGACGAAATAAAAGCAAAGCTTAGCCTTCGCGAAATCATAGACAGCAACAAGAACAGGATCGCGCAGCTTGAAGAGCTTAGGGCTACGCTTGCACAGGAAAAGGCAAGCTTAGAGAGCCGCCAGATAGTAATAGACGCTTTCGTTAAAGCGCGCATGACGGAAGTAGAGCGGAGAATTAACGGCTTCTTCAAGCTTTGCACGTTCCAGATGTTCAAGACACAGGTAAACGGAGAAGAAGCACCCGACTGCGTTTGTTTCGTGGAAGGAACACGCTACCAGGACAAGAACAACGCTGGGAAGATAAACGCTGGCTTAGACATTATAAACACGCTTTGCACGTTCCACGGAGTAACAGCCCCGATTTTCATAGATAACGCAGAAAGAGTAAACGACTTCATACCTACAACAAGCCAACTTATAGAGCTTGCAGTTACAAAAGACAGCTTCAAGGTAACGGAAGCTTAAGACGTTACTACTAAATTCATAATTATTATTTACTTTTTTATCATGGAAGAGAACAAAACAACCAAGCTCCCCGTACTTTTCGAGGACGAGCAAAAGAAATTCGAGTTAGCATGCAGCACAGCAGCTGGACTGCAGACTATTAACAACTTCGGAGCAGCTTTCCAGGCTGTAAGCGTAGTTAGCCTTCTTCGAGAAGCACTTACAGACGAAGTTATGGACAAAGTGTTTATGCCGCTCATGAACACAAAGGTAGGCTTCCTTACCGACAAGGATCCAGCCAGAATTAAGAAGGACGGAACAAGACCTACGCCTTACAGCCGCGACATCGTAAGAAACGCACTCATAGAAGGCATTTGCATAGGCTTGCTTCCTACGGGCAACCAGCTGAACATCATCGCGGACAGAATGTACCCTACCAAAGAAGGCTATACAGCACTTCTTAGAAAGCTTAACGTAAAATACTTCATCGAAGTAGGCTACGACAAGAGCCAGACACAGGGCTACGCAGAAATTCCGTGCAAGATTAGCTACTCCTTCAACGGGGAGAAAAACGCATTTGCCATCGTCGCAACAGTCAAGAAGGACAGCTATAGCAGCGCAGACCAGCTGAGAGGGAAGGCAGAGCGCAGAGCAAAGAAAAGCCTGTACGAATATATTACGGGATGCGACTACGGAGACGCAGACGAAACAAGCGCACGGGTGGAAGACGCGGTAGCGGAAGAGATAGAGAACAACGCGAACCAGGGGGAGCCTATAGGCGTTAAGGCAGAAGAGAAAGCTCCAAAGGCTGGACGCGGAAACGAGCAACAAATAATGCCAGGTTTCTAATATGGAGCTTACCGTAATAGGAAGTAGCAGTAACGGCAACGCCTACGTTATACAGAACGAAGGCGAAGCCATACTGCTTGAAGCTGGAAAGCCTTTTAAGCAGACGCTGGAAGCTTTAGGCGGAAACGTAAGCAAGGTTAAGGGTGTGCTTATTTCGCATGAGCACGGAGACCACGCTGGAAGAATAAACGAGCCGTTAAGCTACGCCCTTCCTGTTTACGCTTCACAGGGTACGATAGAAGCGACAAATATACGCGGAAGCTGGAAGCCTACGACAATAAGGAAGACGGGGAACGGCTACGAACATTTACAGCTCGGCGGCTTTACCGTAATTCCTTTCGGAGTGAAGCATGACGCAGCAGAGCCGCTCGGCTTCTACATTTGGCACGAAGAGACAGGCGGCGTACTATTCGCTACAGATACCTACTACCTACCCTGTACATTTGTAGGACTAAGCAACATTCTTATAGAATGCAACTACGATCCTAACATACTCCAGGAAAACGTACTTAACGGAAGCGTTACGCCAGCACTACAGGAGAGGGTAAGAAGAAGCCACCTAAGCTACTATACATGTCTTAAGGCTTTACAGGCGAACGACCTAAAGGCGGTTAATAACATAGTCCTAATACACCTGTCCGACGGGAACGCAGACGCTAAGGCTTTCCAGCAAGGAATAGCCAGGGAAACGGGAAAGACGGTACACGTAGCAGAACCAGGACTTAAGATTAAATTAAACAAGACACCATTTTAGTATGATACAAGGCTTTGAAGAAGAAACCCAGCCTCTTACTCAGTATGAGGAAGAAGTATTACTACCCGTAATACTAAAAGGCTTGCAGAAGAAGGTAGGCAAATAACAGGCAGTAACAAACCGCACTATAGCAATGAAAATGACCGTAGCTGGTTACGAGAAACTTTGCGGAGCGCGAGTAAGGAAAGTTATTAACTACATTCGTACGAAAGACCTTCTTCCTGGATTGATAGCGACATCAACAGGCTACTACATAGCTACGAACGCAGAAGAGCTGAAGGAGTACGAAGAAAGCCTGTTAGGACGCGAAATGGCTATTAAGGAAGTACGCTTAGCAATAGCAAGGCAAAGGCGTATTATATACGAAGGAACACAAGAAAAAGAACAAGGAAAAGTATTTTAGCAATATGATTAAGTTTATTCTAAAGAAGGACGGCAAGGTATTAGGATCCTTCGACAACAAAGAAGAAGCACAGGATTACGTAATAGAAAAAGCCGAAGAAGGCGAAGACGTATTTAGCTATACTGTCAGCGAAGAAGAAGTAAAAGATATTCGCTGCAAGGTAAAGACCTACGAAGACGCTTGCAGTATTTTAGGCGTGGAGCCTATTAACGAAGAAGAGCTTAAGGCTAATGGCTTCCGTGAAGACGAGATAGCAAGAAGAAAGCTCGAAGCCATTACGGAAGCACTAAACGAAGGATGGAAGCCGAGCTGGAACGACACGGAAGAATATAAATATTACCCGTGGTTCTATATAGAGCCTAACAAACATTACGGCGCGGCTGCTGGGCTTTCGTGCGCGTATACGTCTTACGCGGCTTCGGCTGCGTATGCGTACATCGGCTCTCGCCTTTGCTTCAAAACGAGCAAGTTAGCGAAACACGCTGCCGACACGTTCACGGAGCTATACGAAAAAATATTAGTAGAAACATTCTAAATTAACAACCGACGGAAGCAAGCCGCGGAACGGATCCGCACAATACCAAAAAGAAAACTTCATACGCCAAACCGCGGTAAGGGAAACGGCTTGCAGAAGTCATAAATTAAAATTCAACATGGACAGAGAATTAGGAAAAGAGTACGCCCAGGGCGAAGAAAGAAGAAAGTTTTTAGCCAACAACAGCGACGGCACAGAGAAAAAGAGCTACATGCGTAGCTTTACACCAGAATAGCTGCTTAAGCAGAAGGAAGAGCTTAGCGAAGTAAGTATTTCGATAAACGACATCGAAGAAGAGCTTTCGGAAGTCAAGAAGACATACAAAGAGCAGCTTAAGCCGATGTACGAAATGAAACAGAAGGTATTAAAGAACCTTCGGGACAAAGCCGAGCTTGTAGAAGAAGAATGCTACAAGATAGTGGACGTAGAAAACAGGGAAGTAGGCTACTATAACGAAAACGGGACTTAGTAGAAAGCCGCCCAGCCTACAGGGACGAACTACAGCTTAACCTGTTTAGAATGCCAGAAGCGAAGACAGGAACATACGACGAATAACAATTAAACACACAGAAAAAATGGAAAACGAAAGAATGATTATTAACATTCCAGAAGGATGTAACGAATTTGTATTACGTGAAGGCGAAGCAGCTAACCAGCTTGAAAACTTAGCCCCAATAAAGACAAATTTAAGCGGAGTAATAGGCTCGCCCGTGGAATACATTACAAGACGACGCGAACAGGCAGACCAATTTAACGAATACCACGCTAACGTAGTAGTCGATCGTGAGGAAATAAGCATTAAGCTTACATTCAACGAAGCAGACCCGTACAATAACGGAACGGTATATGGTCAGCTTAAGCCGCACCCTAAATTTGTGGAGTTCGGAATCAACTCGGAAAAGGGCTGGCAGCCTAACAAGCTGGGCGAGTTCTTCAAGCGTAACCGCGCCTTCTTCCCGAATAGAGACGAGAATATGAAGCTCGTATCTCAGCTTAAGAACTTCACGGCTAAGGTGGAAAGCCAGATAGCACAGCAGAAGGAACAGAACGGAAGCTTTAACGACTCTTACAGCGGTGTAGTGAACAGTAACCTACCAGAAGCCTTTAAGCTTGTAATACCTATTTTCAAAGGCACTCCAGCCGAGGAAATAGAAGTAGAGATCTACGCAGACATTAACGGACGCGAAGTTACGCTTTCTTTGGTAAGCCCAGCAGCCTACGAACTTCTGGAGCAAAAGCGCGACGAAGTGATAGACACGGAAATAACGCAGATCCGCGAGCTTTGCCCTAATATAGTTATTATCGAAAAGTAACCAGGAAATTAACCAGGAAGGCGCGGAGCCTACGGAGTTCGCGCCTTCTTCCTAAAATTCAAGTAATATGGCATTAAGAGACCAGCCATACATACCTTTGTATTGGAAGGACTTTATAAGCGACGAAAAGCTACGGGCGTGCAGCGCGTCAGCTACAGGAGTTTATATCTTTCTTATGTGCATACTACACAGAAGTAAAAACTACGGTAGTATGGAGCTTTGCAAAGATTTTGATATAACAAAAGGGCTAACAAAACAGCAGCAAAATTTAGAAAGTGTTAGCGAAGTGTTAGGCGCACACGCTAACAACTTAGCTAAACAGTTACCTTTTAATCGCGAGACAATAGCGGAAGCCCTGGAAGAATTGTATTACTACGACGTGATACGCTTAGACGGTACTACGCTTTTTCAGCCGCGTATGGTAAAGGACGGAGAAATAAGCGAAAAACGCGCCACAGCTGGGCGTAGAGCTATGAAGGCACGTTATAAGGATGATACGGAAGGCTCCGTTTGTTATAACAAAACACCTAACAAAGAAATAACAAAAGACGTAACAAACGCGCAACAAAACACTGCAAATGCAAATGCAAATATATATAATATAAAAGAGAGTGGAAAAGAAGAGGTTTTAGGGGAAGGAAAAACGGAACCAGCCAATACGAGTGAGACAAAGAAAACGCGCCGTTTTGTTCCTCCTACTATTGAAGAAGTGGCAGCGTATTGTACGGAGAGAAACAACGGAATCAACCCAGAAGGCTTTATAAACTTCTACGAAGCTAACGGATGGGTACAAGGAAGGCAAGGCAAGCCCATAAAAGATTGGAAGGCTTGCGTACGTACATGGGAAACCAACGGAATTAACAACATGAACGAACATGGAAGAACAGAAACCGAAACAGAACCGCGTAAACTTAGCGGCGTTCAAGCAGCTTCTCCAGAGAAGAAGGAACGGAGAAGTACGCTTTAGGGTAACTAAGTACGTAGAAGACATACCAGCAATGCTGAAAGCGTGCTATATAGACGAAGTGGAAAGACGCGGAAGGACGTATATCGAAGACGACGATACGAACAAGCATATAGAAAAGGCGGCTCGCTGGCTTACAGGCGGAAGCGTAAGACCAGGACTATTTATCTACGGAAGCCCAGGTAACGGGAAGACCACTTTAGCAAACGCAATTCGTAGGCTCATAGGTATAATTTACGAAAACGAAAGCTACGACGAAAGAAAGGGCGTACGTTCAGTTAGCGCGCTACAGCTTTCGGACCTTGCAAAGATGGAGAAAAACGCGGACTTCTACAGCATAAAGAAAGCAGAGCTTCTACACATAGACGACGTAGGATGCGAACAGCAGACGGTAAAGGTTTGGGGAAACGAGATAAGCCCTATAGTAGAAACGCTATATTACCGATACGACAACTGCCTTTTTACCGTCATCACTTCAAACCTGGAAGAAGATGACATAGTAACAAGATACGGATCCAGAATCGCGGACAGGTTTATAGAAATGTTCGACTTCTTACCTTTCAACAATAAAAGTTACAGGAAAAATCCTAAATAATAAACATACACAATGGAAAAGATAAAGATTTATATTAGCGGAAAAATAAGCGGACTCCAGGAAGCAGAGTACAAAGAAAACTTTGCCAGGGCGGAAGAACTATTACAGGCGAAGGGCTATCAAGTAACAAACCCACTTAAGAACGGTGTAAGCAGCGGCGAACATTGGCGTACACATATGAAGCAAGATATAAATCTTCTTCTTGACTGCGACGTAATATACATGCTTGAAAATTGGGAGAAGAGCGAAGGCGCGGCTTTGGAACGCCACATAGCATCCGCTTTAGGCATAACGGTATTATACGAAAGAGAGCCGAAGTACAGGGACGTAAAGAAAGCCATAGAAGATTCGATGGGCGTAAACTTCAAGACTATAGCAGAGGACAGCCGTAACCGCTGGCACGTTTACGCCAGAATGATATACGCGCACAGCGTGAAGAAGCGCGGAGAGACAAGCCAGAGAATAGCGAGCGAGACGAACCATGACGAATGCACTATAGCCTACTACCTTCGTAAATACGACAGCGAATACAAATTTAACAGAGAGTTCCGAGCAGCAGCCGAAAAGGTGGCTACACTTCTAAGCAAGAAACTTAAACAGGAAGACATGTAATATGGATGTAAAACAGTTGCAAGAACGTCAGAAATGGACGTTAGAACAGAAAATAGACCACGCAGTAGGAACAATAGAAGCGTTTATCGCCAGGACGGGGAAAACCCCGTACGTCAGTTTTTCTGGTGGGAAGGACAGTACGGTAGTATTAGACTTAGCACGCCGTTTCGTAGATCCGAGCATAAAAGCTGTTTTTTGCAATACGGGAAACGAATACCCAGAAATAGTGGATTTCGTAAATACATGGGAAAACGTAACCGTAATAACACCAAAGAAGAGCGTGCGATCTGTTATAAGTAAATACGGCTTTCCTCTTCTTAGCAAAGAAACGGCGCATAGCATACGACAGGCTAAAACGACGAAGAGCGTAAAATTACTAAAAATACGTCTATTCGGTACAAACCCGAACAAACGTATGACATCGGGAAAGATAGCGGACAAGTGGCAGTATTTGATACACGAACCGTTTATGATAAGTGAGCAATGCTGCGATATATTAAAAAAAAGACCTTTCGCAAAATACCAGAAGGAAACTGGCGAAGTCCCTATTTTGGGAGTTTTGGCAACAGAAAGCAGAATTAGACAGCAAGCATACGTAAAACGTGGTGGGTGCAATTCTTTTCGAAAAAACCATTTAGCGAGCTATCCTCTTAGCATTTGGACGGACGAAGATATATGGGCTTATATTAGAAAATTCAACGTACCGTATTGCAAACTATACAAAAGCCAAAGGTGCAACAGGACAGGCTGCATGTTTTGCGGCTTTGGTGCGCAGCTTGAAAAGGAAAGCAGATTTTCTTTTTTGTATGAGCTACATCCGAACTTCTACAAAGTATTCATGAACTATGAAAACAACGGAGTAACATACAGGGAAGCTTTAAGGAAAATAGGCGTTTACCTTCCAGACGAAGACAGGCAGCTAAAACTGCCGTTTTTCGAAGAAGAGTTAGAAAATTTATAAACCAATAACGACAACGGAAATGAAGAACTTAAGAAAAAGAACAGCCAGGATCCTAAACAGGATAGCAAACAGACTTAGCCCCGTAGGGGAAATGTACGTAAACATAAAACCGACGATACAGATAATAACAACGTACGACGGCTTCAAGCTACCCGTAAAGCTATGCGCTAAGCTTCGGACGGAAAGCTTTTACACGGACATAGAGCGCGCAGCGTTAGAAGGCTTGCTGTCTTACGAAGACGCAGCAACAAGGAAACTTTTTATCAAAAACCAGGTAAAAGACCACTTGGCGGAAGACATAATAAGAGCCTTACAGCTGAATGGAAATATTAGGTTCCGCTTCTACAGGGACGAAACGGACGGAAGAAGGTACGCAGAAGCTACGCTTTACGTTCTTGAAAAATTGGACGAAACAGAGAATTACGAATAAAAGTTTAACCACAAAAAAGTACAATCATGTTACAAGTTACAATTATTGCATACCTCGGAGCAGACGCAGAGGTAAAAGAGTACAACGGAAACAAGTTTCTTAGTTTTAGAGTAGCGCACACGGAAAGCTACACGAACGGACAGGGAGTAAAGCACGAAAGAACTACCTGGGTAGGATGCGTTAAGAATTTGTATAACGGAGACAGCAAGCTGCTGCAATACCTACGCAAGGGAACGCAAGTATATTTGCGCGGAGACTTAGCCGTAGGAACCTACAACGGACAGAACGGCGTACAGGTGGACGTAAAATGCCGCGTGAAGGAATTGCAGCTTTTGGGATCCAGCCAGCAGAGCCAGAGCCAGCAGAGCAATAACGCAGAAGCGCATACAGCAGCTCCCCAGGCTCAAGAAGCTAACGACCCGTTTAACGGGGAAGTACACTACGATGAGAACGGAAACCCTTTACCATTCTAAGCCATGAACGTAGTAGTAATTCTAAGTAAAGACATTTTCGCAAGAGGTAAGAAGGCTTCCGCGCCTTCTTTCTTCGAGCGGAAAGTAAAGAACGGGAGCAAGCGGCACACGGTACGCGCGAACTTTGACTATTGGAAGCAGAAGATCGAACGGCTAAAAGAGCAAGGCGGAACGCTTAGCCTTAGACAATGGAGCGGAAAGCCATACAGAAGCAGCCAGGAAACAATATTAGAAATTCCAGCTTCTATGGTAGAAGTACAGCGGCTAAGCTTAGTGCGCTTGCAAACAGAAACGAAGAAAGGCACGTTTTACAGTTTTTTGGCAAAGATAGACGGTACGCGCTACCATTTGGAGACTATAGCAAGAAACGACGGCTTAACGGAAGAAGAGTTTACGGAATGGTTTAACCCGTTCTTCGACGAAGTGGAATACGCAACGCCGTTAGCCTTTGCGGTAATTCATTTTACGACTTTTAGATATTGAAACATGGATCACAAACAATTTTTCGATTTAACTGCGCAAGTTAGGGAAGCGCAAAAAGAATACTTCCGTACGCCAAAAGAAAACTTCTTTGCAAAAAGAGACGCACAGACAAAGGCTATGAACCTGGAAAAGCAGTTAGACCAGGAAATAGAGAGAGTACAGAAATACCTACGGCAGAAGGAACTGGAACGTATAAGCCCTTCTTTTGACTTCGGGGAGACAGGACAATGAACAAAACAGAATACGATAAGAAGAGGGCGGAAATAGAAACAAGGTACGAGGAAGAGCTGCAACGCCTGGAACAGTCGTACGCCTTAAGTAACAAGAAATACGAAATAGGCGACGTAGTTAAGAGTGTAAACGGGTGCTTCCGAATAGACGAAATAAAATGGAGAAGAGAAACGAGCTTCGGCGATTTTTCTCCACGGCTTCCGCCAGAATGTATATACGAAGGAATAGCCGTACGGCTTAACGGGAAGCCGTACAGGAAGCTATGTAGAAAAGCAGCAGCGCAAAGCGACATTATACTCGTAATAAGTAAAGCAAAACAAGAATAATTTAATAATTCCAGGGAAAATGATTAAAGTACAGATCACAGACGAATTTATGGATAAGGAAGCCTTCAAAGAAAACCTTAAGGCTATATTAACCGACTTCGTAAAACAGGTAAAGAAAGACGAAAAGGAAGCAGCAGAAAAAGGACTGCGAATGAGGAAAAACCCAGCTTTGAGCCTATACGAAGAAGGAAAGTTTACTTACGACTTCATCGTTTCGGAGTTCGAGCCGATAGTAAACAAGAAAAGCCAGCTTACAAGCGGGAAGCGTGAAGTTATTTTGCAGATAGTATTTGCGGCAGCCAGGAAGACGGTAGAAGACGAACAGGCAGCGGAGCAAATAGCCAAAATAGAAGCAGAAAAAGAAGCGGAATGAGCTGGGAAGAACTATGGAGAAAGGCACAGGGAGAAGCCGCTAAGCCTTCAAGTGGAAAAACCAGACATACGGAAAGCAATCTGCAGCAAGGATGCGTATGCTGGTTTAGGCTACAGTACCCGAAGCTTAGGCTTCTTCTTTTTGCCGTACCTAACGGCGGAAGCAGACAAAAGAAGACGTACGTAACGAGAAGCGGACAGGTAAAGACTTACTGCCCAGAAGGTGCAAGGCTTAAGAATGAAGGCGCGCTCAAGGGCGTTAGCGACTTGATTATGATGGTAGCGAACCACGGCTTTAACGCGCTTTGTATAGAAATGAAGACAGAGGAAAAGGGGAGCAACCAGGAAAAAGAGCAAATAGAATGGCAGCGAGCCGTAGAACTTCACGGTTACAAATATATTGTATGCCGTTCACTTGAAGACTTCCAGGATGCGGTAAACGAGTACCTTAAAGGGTACGTTATGCCCGTAAAGTGAAGTTTTCGCGAAGTTTTTATAGTTAGAAACGTATTAATTTAATACAAAATAACACTACCTTTGAACAAAATATAAAGCGTAATGGACGAAAACAAGAAAAAAACAGGCAAACGCTTCTTTATTCTGGGCTTTGGAATAGAAACAGTAGCAAGCGTATTTACAGGCTATATTATAGCGGCTGTTGTAACATTCATTATTACAACCTTCGCTATAGTCATATTCAAAGCAGAATCGGACACAGGCGGAAATACGGCGGCAAGGAAATTAGCCTACGCCTCTGGCGGAATAATTGCAGCTGCTGCACTTTCGGCTACGCTTACACTATTGGAAAGGCTAATATAATGTCATATTGCAAAAACCGCGCAAAGCCCAGCCAGCAGAGCGCACAGGGCGCGGAACATTTACCGCGCCTTTTTGATAAAAATGGCAAAGAAGAAAGAAATAGGCGAAAACGATTTAGGAATAGATCTTAACTTCGATATAGGTAACTTCGACATTCCGAAAACTGACTTAGGGGAATTAGGAGAGTACCTGGAGACAGGGACGTATAACGAGGAAACGCGATATACGATGCCATGCTTGTATAAGGTTCCCGAAGACTTCGTACTATACGATAACGCCGTAAAGCTTGCAAGGGAGCTAAGGCTCGACAAAGGAGAGCGCGCGGACGCTTTCGTAAGCGGAAACTTCATTTTCGGGGACTTCCTGGAAGCATACCTTACAACGCACAGGGCGAAGGCTAAGAAGATGACAATAACGACGCTTAGCCTTTCGCAGAACAATATAGACAGCTTGCACAACCTTATGGAAGGCGGCTATATTGGGGAACTAAACCTAATTGTAAGCGTTTACTTCTGGGCGCACGAAATACACCAGCTTATACCGTACATCTATAGACAGCTGGACATAAACGACAGGTTTCAGCTTTGCGTAGGTGGAATACATACGAAAACCACGCAGTTTGAAACGATGGGCGGAAGGAAGATAATAATACACGGGAGCGCGAACTTAAGAAGCAGCGGAAGCGTAGAACAGTTTACAATAGAAGAAAACGAAAGACTGTACGACTTCTACGACGAAGTGTTTACGCGCATCATCGAAAAGTACAAGACAATAAACAAGCCCGTACGCAACAACGCGCTATGGGACGAGATAACAAGAAAACGTTTTAACAATTAAACAAGAGAACACTATGGCGGAATATTCTACAGGAGCAAGCGGCGGAGAAGACTACGAAACAGGCTATACCCAGGCAGCTGGTAGGAACGTAGGAACATACGAAGACGAAGACTTACCGTTTTAGTTATTTTTGCATTTATGGGAAAGAAAACAGAAACACAGGCGGAAGACGTAAAGACAGCCGCACCGATACAGAGCCAGCTGTTACCGCTTTCGCAGATTGAGCCTAACAAAGGACAGATAGAAGGCTTACCAAAGAATCCTCGCCTTATACGAGACGACAAATACAGGAAGCTTAAAGCCAGCATCCAGGAAAACCCCGAAATGCTTGCTTTGCGCGAACTTCTTGTATTTAGGCACGGGAAGAAGTATGTAATAATTGGCGGAAATATGCGCTTCCAAGCCTTAAAGGAATTAGGCTACGAAGAAACGCTTTGCAAGGTTATTCCAGAAGGCACAACCGTTCAGCAGCTCAAAGCTTACACGATTAAAGATAATTCTGGCTTTGGAGAGTGGGACATGGATCAGCTCGCAAACCTTTGGGACGCGGAAGAGTTAGACAGGTGGGGCGTAGATATTCCGATAAGCGACGACGATACAGACGCGGAAGAAGACGCAAAGGACGACGACTACGATGTTAGCGGAAACCTACCTACTAAGGCAAAGTCAAAGGAAGGCGACATATACAAACTTGGAAGGCACAGGCTTGTATGCGGAGACAGTACGGAAGCCGAGACCTTAGACGTACTTATGGGCAAGGACAAAGCCGACTTATTCCTAACGGATCCGCCGTATAACGTGGACTATTCGAGCAAGAACGAAGCACTAAACGCAGCGGACAAAGGAAACCGAGTACAGAAGGACATAGCCAACGATAAGATGGACGGCGCGACCTTCTTAGCTTTCCTTAAGGACGCTTTCGGCAACGCTAACCGCTACCTCAAGGAAGGCGGCGCGTTTTACATTTGGCACGCCGGAACCGAAGGCTTAAACTTCAAGACCGCCGTACAGGATACGGGATGGCTACTTAAACAAGTCCTTATATGGGTAAAGAATAACATGGTTTTAGGAAGACAGGACTACCAATGGAAACACGAACCATGTTTGTACGGGTGGAAACCAGGTGCTTCGCATTTCTTCATAAACAGACGCGACCTTCTAACGGTTCTTGAAGACGAAAGCTTAGACATAGACAGTATGAACAAAGCAGAGCTTCGCGACCTTCTAAAGAGCCTTCTGGACGAAGACAAGACACCGACTACGGTATTACACGAAGACAAGCCGCTAAGAAGTGCGGAACACCCGACGATGAAGCCGCTTAAGCTTATGGGAAGACTTATACGCTATTCTTCAAGACCTGGGGACGTAGTGTTAGATACATTCGCTGGAAGCGGAAGCACGCTTATGGCTGCGGAGCAGTTAGGGCGCGCTTGCTATTGCATTGAGTTAGACCCGTGCTACGTGGACGTGATTATTAAACGCTGGCAAGAGTACACAGGCGACAAAGCCGAGTATTTAGGCAACTTCAAGAACAGCGAACAATAGGACAAATAACAGCGAAATATGCCAAACGTAGAAAATATCTTACCGCACCGCTTCCAGAAGGGAACAAGCGGAAACCCGAAAGGGAGACCGAAGAACCGCGTACCAGAATGGCTCGCGGAAATTCTGGGCGACAAGAAGAAGGCAAAGAAATTCGACGCGCTTTCCAGGCTTGAAATGGAAGAGCTGGACGCGGCTCTTATTTCGCTTACCTTAGACCAGCTTAAGTTTATTGTCAAGTGGGACGCAGCACCAGCCTACGCAAAGGTTACGGCGGCGGCTTTGCTTCTTGACATGAAGAACGGACGCACGGCTACAATAGACAAGATACGTGAGAGGATCCACGGGAAAGCAATACAGCGCGTAGAGCTTACAGGCGCGGACGGAAGCGACCTTATGCCAGCGCGTACGCTTACCAAAGAGGAAGTAAAGGAATTTTTCGAAAAGCTGGAAGACGAATACTAAAACGTGGAAGAAATTAGGGACATAGACGTAATAAAAACCTGGTGCTTACAGGACACGCTGAACTTTACGCGCTACTTCTTCAAGAAGCGTTATAAACGTAAGTTTGTCGTAGGTAAGCATCACGTACTTATATCGGAAGCACTTAACAGAGTATTCCGAGGGGAGACGACGCGCCTAATAATTAACATCGCACCACGTTACGGTAAGACGGAGTTAGCAGTAAAAAGCTTTATCGCAAACGGCTTTGCCTTCAACCCGAAGGCGAAGTTTATACACCTTTCCTATAGCGACGACTTAGCCAGGGACAACAGTCGCGGAGTACAGGAAATACTAAGCGAAGAAAGCTACCGCCGACTATTCCCAGGGACTATGCCTACAAGCGTCAATACGCGGAAATGGTTTACTAAAGAAGGCGGCGCGCTTTACGCCGTTTCCTCTGCTGGACAGGTAACAGGCTTCGGGGCTGGCTTAGTGGACGAAGTGGAAGAAGAGCAGAAGGAAGAAGAAGAGCTTAGCGCGGAAGTGGAAGAGTTAGCCAGCACTAACGACGGAAGCTTCGGCGGCGCGATAATCATAGACGACCCGATTAAGCCAGACGACGCAAGAAGCGAGAATGTACGCGAAAAGGTAAACCAGAAATTCGAAACAACCATACGAAACCGAGTAAACAGCCGAAAAACGCCGATTATTATCATCATGCAGCGGCTGGACGAAGACGACCTATGCGGCTACCTTATGAAGCTTGAACCAGAGAAATGGGAAGTATTAAGCCTTCCGTGCATAGACACGGACGAAAACGGGAAGGAAGTACCGCTTTGGGAGTTCAAGCACACGTTACAGGAGCTTTATGAGCTTCGCGACAAGAATAGCTGGGTATTCGACACACAGTACATGCAGAACCCTACGCCTTTGCAAGGCTTGATGTATTCCCAGGGCTTTAGGACGTACGGCGTACTTCCCGTAACCAGGATCCACAAAATAAAAAACTACACGGACACGGCGGACACGGGAAACGACAGCCTTTGCAGTATTACGTACGTGGAAACGGAAATAGCGAACTTCGTATTAGACGTTTACTTTACCACGGAGCCGATGGAGACTACGGAGCCAGAGCTGGCGCGTAGGCTTACAAAGTTCCAGGTAGAAGAAGCAATAATAGAAAGCAATAACGGAGGTAGGGGCTTCGCGCGAGCCGTAGAGAAGAACTGCCGAATACTTTGTAACAACAAAACGCGCTTTACATGGTTCCATCAGTCCGAAAACAAGGACGTACGAATATTCAACCACAGCGCGGAAGTGCAGAACCTTTGCGTATTCCCAGAAGGATGGGAAAAGACTATGCCGCAATTCTACAGGGCTATAACACAGTACAAGAAAGAAGGGCGTAACGCACATGACGACGCACCAGACGCGCTCACGGGAACAGTAGAGAAGAGACAGGTAACGAAACAGAACTTAGCAAACATATTCCACTAACAACAAAAATTTACAAGTATGCCAGAAGAGATTTTAGAACTATTGCAGAAAGGGGAATACGGAAACGCCGTAACAGCCCTTATGAACGGTAGGCAATTACCTACTCCAGAAATTCAAGCCATAAACCAGCAGTACGACCCGAAGCTGCACGACGTTATGGATCCAGCGAAACGACCGAACAAAAAGGTAATTACAGACCCTACGAGCGACCATTACGGGGAAGTGAGGAACATCAACGTTTACGCAGAGGAACAGGGCGAAGGCTTCCGTATTGAGCCTGTAGCGCGTATTGCCCTGGCTATACAGAAGCTTATAGTAAAGCGCGCCGTAGCATTTACCTTCGGTAACGACGTTACATACAGCAGCGAGCCAGATAACGACAGCGAGAAGATGCTGCAGCAAGCTATAAACCGCGTACTTCACGACGTAAAGGAACGCACGCTTAACAGGCGCGTAGCGCGAAGCCTCTTTAGCACTACGGAAGTAGCCGAATATTGGTATCTTACAGGCGAAGCAAACGGGGAAAAGAACGCTAACTACGGCTTCCCTACGCCTTTCAAGCTTCGATGTGCGATATTTAGCCCTATGTTCGGGGACACGCTATACCCTTACTTCGACGATAACCGCGACTTAGTAGCGTTTAGCCGTTACTTCACTAAGAAGGGAACAGACGGTAAGACTCACGCCTATTTTGAGACGTACACGGCGGATGCCTACTATTTATGGACGGGAGACGGCGACAAAGACAGCAAATCCGCCCAGAATTGGGAAATAGTGGAAGGCTACCCCAAAGTAAATACTATTGGGAAAATACCTGTAATATACGCAGCACAGCCACAAACGGAATGGGCAGACGTGCAGCAGCTAATAGACCGCCTGGAAACTTTGCTTTCGAACTTCGCGGACACGAACGACTACCACGCTTCGCCTAAGATATTCGTAGAGGGAAGGGTAATAGGCTTTTGCCGAAAGGGGGAAGCTGGAGGAGTGATAGAAGGCGAAGCTGGTAGCAAGGCTTCCTATTTGTCATGGAACAACGCACCAGATAGCGTTAAGCTTGAAATAGACACGCTTCTGCGAATGATTTACACAATAACGCAGACACCAGACATCAGCTTTGAGACGATGAAGGGTATAGGAAGCGTTAGCGGCGTAGCCTTAAAGCTTCTTTTCATGGACGCTCACCTAAAAGTACAGGACAAAACGGAGATCTTCGCCGAGTACCTACAGCGACGCGCTAACGTGCTTAAGGCGTACATGAAGAAGATGAACCAGGAAAAAAGCTTTGCTTCCGCGTGCGACAGCCTTATTATTGAGCCAGAGATTAAGCCGTACATCATCGAAGACGAGCTTAACCAGATAAATATACTTACGGCGGCAAACGGTGGAAAGCAGATAGCAAGCAGACGCGCTACAATTCAACGCCTGGGATGGGCTGACGACGCAGAAGAAGAAGAACGGGCTATAGAAGGCGAAGAGCAGCGCAGTATGAGCTATATCCAGGGGGAGCCGACGTACGACGAATAGGACAACAGAAAAATGACGTAAATAAAGCCGCGTGAGCGCGCGAAACAAGTAGGAAGGTATGTTTATACGTCCGAACAGAGAAACGCGCTTACGCGCAAAATTAAGCTGAAATAACTTTATGCCAGACAGGAATACTCTTTTAGTAAAATTGCAAGGCTTTGACGCAGCACACTACGCAAGGACGGAACGCTACGCGCGGCAAATAGAGCAGCTTTGCGACGCAGCAGCTAAGGAATACGCGCAGCTTTACGCGAACATGCCGCTATTTGAGCCAGACGAAAACAAGCCTTTCAGTTTCGATGACTTCCCAGGGACTAAAAAGAAGGCGCAAGAGATAGCCACGGGCTTAGCAAACAAATTGCAAAGTGTGATAACGAGAGGATCCAAGAGCGAATGGCTGGCGGCTACATACAAAAACGACGCTTTCTTAGGGAGTATTCTACGTACAAGCAAGCTTACGAAGGAAGAGCTGCAGCAATACGAAGACATGAACTTAGAAGCGTTAAAGACTTTCCAGGAGAGGAAAACGCAAGGCTTAGACCTTAGCCAGAGAGTATGGAAGTACACGGGAGAGCTTAAGGACGCGATGGAATTAGGCATAGATGCCGCGTTAGGAGAAGGCAAAAGCGCACAGCAGCTAAGCAGAGACCTACGCGGCTACCTTCGCGAACCTAACAGGCTCTACAGACGGGTACGGGACAAAGGCGGAAACCTACGGCTTAGTAAGGCAGCTTCGCTATACCACCCAGGACAGGGAGTTTACAGAAGCAGCGCGAAGAACGCGCAGCGGCTCGCACGTACGGAGATAAACATGGCTTACAGGGAAAGCGAATACCTAAGATGGCAGCAGTTAGACTTCGTAGTAGGCTTTCGCGTGGAGCTAAGCAACAACCACACAGTATTAGACAGCAAGGGAAAACCGAAGCCTTTAGAGGACATTTGCGACAAACTCGCTGGGGACTACCCTAAGACGTTCAAGTTTTTAGGCTGGCATCCTAACTGCCGATGCATAGTTACGCCAATTCTTAAGGACTACGACGAATACAACAAGGAAAGAGGAAACAGGCTTAAGGCAATAGTACGCGGAGAGACATACAAAAGCCTTCCTTCAAGGCGTACGGTTACAACGCCGCCCCAGGGCTTTACTGACTACATAGCACAAATAGCAGAGCGCAGCAAGGGCTGGAAGTCCCAGCCATACTATATCCGCGACAATTTCTTAGGCGGAAAGATAGCTGGAGGACTTAAGAATGGAATAGCGACAAAGCCTATAATTACGACGGATCCGAACGCTTCAAAGGTACGGGCAAACGTCAAAATATGCACAGAATACGACGCGGCAATAAAGACCCTAAAGCGGTGGGCATACGCATTTGGTTTGGACGTTAGCAAGCTGGACATATTGAGGAACGCTGGAAAGAGTGAGGAATTAGCCGCCGAAGTAAGCCGTTTGCAAGATATCGCAGACGATAGACAGGAACAATGGCTTAACGCTTCCACAGACTTAGCTAAGGCTATAAGAGAAGTACAGGCGGAAGGAATGAAGGAGTTAGCAGAAAAGTACGGAACCATACGCGAGAATAACAGATGCGGCTCTTCAAGATATTACGCAGAAGGAATACAGGCACTCAAAAACGCGCTTATACAGCTTTCCGCGGAACGTCTAAAGCTTTCTGCAAAACTTGCAGAACACGCTAAAGACGGAATGCCTAAAGGTTTAACGGAAGAAGAGCAAAAGATATGGATAAAGCACCAGGCGGAAGTAAGCAAAGGCTTAGGCATAGCGAAAGGTACGCCGATGAGCGTAGAGGAAGCGGACAAACAGAACGCGAACCCTAACTACGGAAAAGGCTACCAATACAGCATAAACTGCCAGACGTGCGCACCAGCCTACGCGCTTAGGCGTTTGGGCTTTGACGTTTGGGCGAAAGGGAATACAAGAGGAAGCAAGTTGGACTACCTAAGCAGAGGGGAACACGTATGGGAAGTCTGGAAGAATATAGACGGAAGCAGCGTAGAACCTACGAGAATGGAAAAATGGCTCGCCGCAAAGAACTACACGAACATGACGACGAAACGCTTTAAGCAATTCTTTGAAGAGAGCTGCAAGGAACCAGGAATATACGAAGTGAGCATAGGCTGGAAAGGCGGCGGCGGACACGCGACTATTATAGAGCGTACGGAAGACGGCAAATTAGTACGAATAGAGCCGCAAATGGACAACAGCAAAGGCGGAAAATACGAATATATAGACTTCGACAGGCTATGCCAAAACGGAAGTACGCGCCAGGCTTACTGCCGCGGAGTTCTTCGAATAGACAACAAGCTTTTTAACTTGAAGTTCTTAGACATTTTCAGCCACAAGTAAATCGATGGCATCAAAGGAAGCGCGCTTACCCGTAACGTCGGTAACGCGCCCTTCTTTTTCAAGGAAAACAGGCGGAAGACCTATACACAAATCTTCGGAGAACCTAACGCCGTAAGCGTTCGATCCTTTGTATTTTCCCATGTAATAGACGCTTGATTTGTATTGCTCGGTATAAGGCTTTGCAGCTTTAATAACGGAAGAAGGTATTTTAGACATAATCGTAATTTTTTGCAAAGGTAGTAATTTTCGAGGAAAGCGGCAAACGAAGCTGACTGTAGAAATAAGTAGGGAAGAAGCATAAAATACCGCGTAACAGGCTATAAGAAGCGCACAATAGCGAAAACTACTCAAAATGAATTACTATAATACGCGAAGTTTTCGCGAAGTGTTTTTTACCCAAATATTAAAAAGTATTACTTTAATACACTACCTTTGCATCGGTTTAACAAAAAATAGTTTCAAATTATGAATTTACAAGAACAAATAGTAGCGTTACTGCTGGAGCAGTTCCCAGGCACGCGAAAAGACGGACTTACACAGCTGGCAGCAGCTATCTGCTTACAGGTGGAGACCGAAGACCAGGCTAAAGAAATCGTAGGTAAACTTACCGCCGATAAGGTTAGCAAATTTGTAAACGATTGGCGAAGCGCAGCAGACGCTGAAAACGCTAAGGCTGTGAAGACACGCGAAGATGCACTTAAGGCTAAGTACAATTTCGTGGAGAAACAACAGCAGCAGCAACAGCAACAGCAGCAGAACCAGGACGGCGGAGCGATAACGCTGGACGCTATTAAGCAGCTTATACAGGAGCAGATGAAAGGCGTACAAGATAGTATTACTTCCATCACAGCAGCCAACACAGCAGCAGACAGGCGTAAACTATACGTCGCAGAGTTAGACAACGCTAAGATCCAGGGGAAGACGCGCGACATGCTTCTTAAGAACTTCGACCGCGTAAACAACTTCGGAAGCGAAGACGACTTTGCTACGTTCCTAACCGATGCTAAGGAAGATATCGCAGCTTTGGCACAGGAGACCGTTAATACTACGCTGCAACAGCAGAAGCCTTTATTTGGAGCCGTGAACAAAGAGGGCGTTTCTTCTGGAGTAGCCGATTATATAGCGGCTCAGCAAGCGACAGAAAAGCCTCTTACGGGCAAGGAAGTTTAACACTAAAAAAAGCAAATCACTATGTTGAAGATTAATCGAAAGAAGGACGAACGAGTAGTACACGCTTGTACTAACAACTGCGCCGACATTCCTAACGGCGTAACAGTTAATAGCACGGAGCTTGTTGCTGGTTCAGTCCTTAAGGAAGGTTCAGCTTTGGCAAAGGACGCTTCTACAGGACTCTATCACGTTTGCAAGACTGCTTTGGTAGTAGAAAATGTTTCGAACAGCGACACAGACATCAAGGTAGCAAAGGGTAGTCAGTTCAAGGTAGGCGAGTACGTCATGGCTAAGGCTGGCGCGAAAGCATACGCTATTAGCGAAATAGACAAGAGTAACGCAGCCTACGACAAAATTACCGTAGGAACAACCCTGGGCATAGCCATTTCAAAGGGCGAATCCATCCAGCAAGCAGCCGCAGGAAGTTCTTCTACAACTTCTGCGCTTAAGTACGTTCCTACAGCCCTTACGGGCGACAGCTACGACGTGGACGGACTGTCTAACGTAGCCGTAGTAGCCGTTACTATCGGTCAGTTCAAAGAGAGTATTATTCCACCTGTTAGCGCAGACATGAAGAAAACGCTTACGGGTATTGTTTTCATTTAACTAAAACAAAGATTATGATAGCATCACTTATGCAAGGTTTGGTAGAGAGGGACATGCAAGCCGTAATTAACACCTACGACCTTAAGCCTTACTACTACCCTACACTTTTCCCACTTCGCCAGAACTATACTTTAACGTGGAAAGCACTTGAAGCACAGACTGGCTTAAAGATTGCAGCCGACCTCGTAGCACGCGGCGCACGTATTGACAAGAAGACACGCGAAGCTATTAGCCGCATCCAGGGCGACATCCCTAAGATCGCCGTAAAGCGTACTAAGAACGACGAAGAGCTGGACGAGTACGACATTATGGTAGCTATGGCTTCCCAGAACGCCGACCTTAAGCGTTTGGTAGAGGTTTGGGCAGAAGACACCAACTTCTGCTGGACAGCAGTAGCCGCACGTTTGGAGTGGATGGCTTTGCAGCAGATTTCACTCGGTAAGCTTAGCCTTACTAAGGACAACAACGTAAGCGTAGTTAGCGAGTATAACTGCGACTACGAAATAGCAGCAGACCAGAAAGTAGGCTACCAGACAGGAAGCGCAAGCTGGGCTACTTCCAATTCCGCAAAGCCTATTACAAAAGACTTCAAGGCTATTGTAAAGGCAGCAAAGGCAAAGGGTATTAGCCTTAAGTTCGCCTTCATGAACCTGGACACTTTCGCATCCTTCGCAGAGACAGAGGAAGTACAGAAGCTTTGCGCAAGCTTTGCAGCTAACGCAATGAGCATCCAGCAGACTCCGAGCCTCGAACAAGTAAACCAGGCTTTGCGCGGTTTGGCATACCTTCGCGGTTTGCAAGTCGTAGTTATCGACCAGGACATTACTATAGAGCTTGCAGACGGCACACGTCCATACAGCGGCAACCCGTTCGCAGACAACGTAGTTATGTTCAGCGAGAGCAAGCAGCTCGGCTTTACATATTGGAAGGTTCCAGCAGACACTAAGGTACAGGGTACTCCAGCTATCAAGGCAATGAACGGACATACCCTTATTAAGAAGTTCGCTAACGAAGAGCCTTTGGAAGAGGTAACAATGGGTATTGCTAACGCCTTCCCAGCATGGCTTAGCTCAGCCCGTACCTACCTTCTTGACACTACTCACAACAGCTGGACACACTAATTAAAAGCGCGCCCGAAGGCTTTTGCTTTTCGGGTACGCTTCCCTAATAATATAGCTTATGACTTACAAACAATGGCTTACGGCAACTACGGCGCGCTTCGGTTTGGGACAGGAAGACGTAGATCTTATACTTACTAACCAGGCGGAGATAATTAATGATCCTAACGCGGTTGTAAACGTTACGACGGCGAAGACAGCCTTATGCAAAGAATTTGGCAGCCTTATACCGTTACAGAACGTCAGCGAAGGAGGTTATTCCGTTTCGTGGAATTGGGAAGCTATTAAGTTTTGGTATAATCAAATCTGCGGCGAATTGGGTATTACGCCCGTAACTACGCCAAAGGTTAGAAACGCAAGCAACAGATGGTAAACGTAAAGCAATACCCTTATTTCCTGTATAAGAGAGCCAGCCAGGAAGCGACGCAGAACGCTAACGGAAGCTGGGTAGTATCAAGCGCGGAAACGTGGAGCCTTTGCGGTTCATGCAGAGACGAACCGAACGGAGCTGGGAAACAGATACAGGTAGCAAGCGGAGAATATATTACGTTCGGCAGCCTTATACAGCTTCCTAAAGACGTAATGCGTATTCCAGAGGGTACAGAGGTATTGGTTACGACTACAGAGTTAGCAGATCCTTCCGTATTGCTTAGCGAGACATACAAAGAAGGAGCCAGGGCAAACGGGGAAATTAGAGTTAGCGGCACTTGCTTAAAGCATGACTTAGGGCAATTACACGGACGGCTATGGGTATAAAGGCTAAGCAGAATGGCAATATAGACGCAACGTTTAAGCTATTCCTTCAGGAAGTGGAAAGGCAGCTAATAGAAAGCCTTCGCCGCGTAGGAGAGGAAGCCGTAACGATAGCCAGGAACGAACACGCAAATAATTGGACGGACAGAACCAGCAACCTACGCTCTTCAATAGGTTACGTAGTATTCAAGAACGGCGAAGCGGTAATGCAAAGCACGTTCGAGCAGCTACCGCCAAAAGACCAGAAGGAAGCAGCGGACATGCAAGGCGGAAAGACGGGCGAAAGCCTGGCTAAGCAGATAGGCGCGGAAACGCAAGGCTACAGCTTAGTAGTCGTAGCTGGAATGAACTACGCCGTTCACGTGGAAGCGAAAGGCTACGACGTATTGACTTCGGCAGAAAGGACAGCCGAAAGCCGAATAGCCCAGGAATTAGCCGACTTAGTAACTAACGTTAAAGAAGCTTTCAGTTAATATGAACACTTGCAGCAGCATAGATACGGACGACATCCTGTACAGAGTGATATGCCAGGCTATAACAGACCACGCAGTTACAATTACAGGCGGAGTTTACCCGAACGACGAAAGACCAGACGGCAGCACCTTAGAAGACATAGTAATAAACACTATAGACATTTCACAGGACAAGCCGCAAAGCGGAACTTCCAGCGTACTTATATACGCAGAAGACCAGAAGCTAAGAATCAACGGGAAAGAGCAGAGAAAATCCGCGCGTGAGAGCTTACGCACAATAGGCGACGCGCTTAAAGAATACTTTGCGTCCCAGAACATAGCAGACCTCGAATTTTGGGTAGAGACGGACGTAACTAAAAAAGTTCAAGCCGTGAACCAGCATTACAGGTATTTAAGAATCAAATGGACAATTCACTAAAAAAGTAAAATTATGAATTTAGTAACTTTAGGACTTTCCAAGATTTTGGGAAAAAGCGGCGAGCCTACAGCTTGCGACTTCGTAGAAACGGGCTACACAGCCTTCGGACTTACCTACCAGGACACATGTAACATGGCACAGGAAGACCCAGAAATGACAGAGTTTTACAGCGAGGAAGAGGACGACCCAATAGAGACAATTACAAGGAACGGTAAAATTACCTTCAATTTCTCTATTATGAATCCAGATACCGCATGCCTAACACGTCTTTTCGGCGGTTCCGTGGACTCTTCTGGCATTTGGAAAAGCGCGACTACTTCCGTAGAAATAGAAGAAAGCCTTATCATCTTGCCAAAGAAGGGCTTGAAGTTCCAGATCCCACGCGCGAAGGTAAACGCTAAGATTAACGGAGAGTTCAGCAAGAAGGGGCTCTTCCTTATCGATGTGGTAGCAACCGTTTTGAAGCCAGCTACAACAGGCTTAAGCAAGATTTACGCTAAGCCTGTAGGCACTTCAACCAGCGGAAGCGGAAGCGGAAGCGGAAGCGGAAGCGGTGGAGAAAGCTAAAAACTCTTCAACCGAACCGCAGACAACGCCAACCCGAAAGCCCCGTTTTACGTCAATTCGGGGCTTTCACTTTAACAGACAATATGGAAGACAATAAAGAATACTTAGAAAGCTTAGAAGAAGAGCAAAGAGAGCTTCGCCACATCATAGGCGAAGGCATAACTTTTAGCGTAGAAATCAGCGTACTACGTAGGAAACCTGGAATATTAGGTTTTCTAAAGAAAAAGTCTGTAGTAAAGGAAAAACTAACGTACAGAATAGCGGAGCCTACGCTTAGTACCTTAGACCGCCTTAGCGCGATATGGCTACAGATGAGCTTAGACGAAGCAAAGCTTAACGACAAAGACTATTTGCAGACGGCTAAGCAGCTTGCAAACCAGGAAGCGAAACGCTTAGCGGAAGTAGTAGCTGTAGCTGTCCTGGGCGAAGACTATTACGACGTTACGGAAAAAGGCGGAGTATATAACAGGAAGCCAAACAGGAAGAAACTTGCAGAGCTTACTACGCTATTCCTTCACACGCTAAAACCTTCCGAGCTGCTCTCGCTCGCTATAACAATAACGAACGTAAGCAACTTAGGGGATTTTATAAACTCTATAAGGTTGATGCAAGCAAGCCGAACAAGCGACCCGACGACACTTATAGACACACAGGCTTAAAAAGTCCACACGGGCGTAGGGGCTCAGTTTGCGCACACTTCGGATGGACTTTAGACTACTTATTACACGGAGTACCCTGGGGGACGGTACAAAGGATGTTAATAGACGCGCCAGGCATAGAGGACGAAGGTACGAAAAAGAAAACGGAAATAGCACTAACGGACGAAAATGCCGACGAAATAATGAATTTAATTAACAAAATAAACAGTCAGTAAAATGAATATTCAAGGCGGCGGCTTATCTTTTGAGATAGACGGTTATAACAAAAAGTTAATTCAAGTTCTGGAAGAGAGCAAGCAAGCTATACAGAACACGACGCGCACAACAACAAAAAGCGCGGACGATATAGACGCGGCTTTTTCAGCCGCAGCCAACACGATAAATAAGGGCTTCGAACAGATAGACGCTATAGTTAATGTCAATAACGAAGCCCTCCGCGAACTTAAGGCACAGTACCAGGGACTAAAGAGCGCGGCTGCGGAAGCCTTCATGAAAGGAGACGATAAGCAGTACGGAATACTTACGCAGAAGGCACAAGCCCTGGAAGGAGAAATAAGGTTACGGGAAAGAATTATACAGCAAGCGGAACAGGCAGCGGACGAACTACAACAGGAAGAGCAGAGCATCAACAGACAGAAGGAAGCCATGCAGAAGAGCGCGGACGCTTCCACTTCACTAAGGCAGCAGTTACGCAAGGTTGTAGAAGAGCTTGCTTTAATGGAAGCGGCTGGGAAACGCGACACAGAAGAATTTAGGGAACTACAGAAAGAAGCTGGACGGCTTACGAACGCTATGGGAGACGCGAGAACACAGGCGCGTATATTTTCGCACGATAACGCGAACCTTCAAGGCGTGATAAGTGGGATCCACGGAGTAACAGGCGCGTTTACTGTTGCACAGGGCGCGGTAGCGTTATTCGGCAAAGAAAACGAAGACCTACAGAAGACTATGCTAAAAGTACAAGCAGCCATGAGTATAACAATGGGCTTGCAGCAAGTCTTTAACACGCTAAACAAGGACAGCGCGTTTATGCTTACGACGGTAGCCAAAGCAAAAGACCTTCTAACAGCGGCTAACAAGAGGTTAGCCGTAGCGTTAGGTATTTCCACGGGAGCAGCTACGGCTCTTATGGCAGCTTTGACGCTGGGGCTTTCGGTAGCTATAACGGCGGTTATTGCGCTAATTAGCAAAATGAGCAGCAAGGCGGAAGAAGCGAAAAAAGCTACAGACGCTATGCGCAAGGCGTTTATAGACTACCATAACGCGACAGCGACCAACGCTGGAAACCTGGTAGGAAAATTCCAGAAGCTACGCCAGGAATACCAGAGCCTAAAGACGACAGCCGAGAAAAAAGAATGGATCGATGAAAACAAAACGGCTTTTGAAGGTTTGGAGTTAGCCGTAACGAACGTAACAGACGCAGACAACGTTTTCGTAAACAATACTTCGAAAGTAATAAAGGCGTTAGAGCTTCGAGCAAAGGCAATGGCTCTCCAGGAATTGCAGACAAAGGCTTACGAAGAATATTACAAAAGCGTCATTAACGCAGACAACAGCGTAGCTGGCGGCGGCTATTATTCAAAATTCAAGGGCGGAAACTTCTTTACCGCTTCGGGCAAAATTCCAGAAGAATGGGAAAAGGCTGGAGTAACAGACAAAGAAGCTGGCTACGAGTGGGGCGGCGGACAAAGTGGGGCTGGAACCTTCAAGCCTACACAGGCAGCTATAGACAAGATTAACGCCTATAGAATGCAGCAAGCACGCGAAACCAACAAGACAATACACAAAGAAGCACGCGGAGAGCTTGACAAAACAATAAATTATGTCGAAAAGGAATTAACCACGACACAGGGGGAGATACAGAAGCTTAACATACTTTCCGCTGGAGTTGGGAAAGACAACGGGAAGAACGGTGGCAACAAGAATACACCAGCTAAGGACGAAGACCCTTTCGTTTCGCAGCTTAACCAGAGGAAGGAAGCATACAGGATATACGCAGCATGGGTACAGAGCGAAGACGAAACAGTAAGAAGCGCAGCGCAAACTGAATTTGCAGAGCTTCTTAAAGGCGGAACGTCTTATATAGACTATTTGGAAAACGCACGCGACAGCATAACACAGAAAGCCAACAAGTCCGCTGCGGATCTAAAGAACCTTTCGACGCTTAACAACGAGATAGCGAACGAAACGAAGAAAACCGTACTTTCCGATTTTGAAACACAGCTCAACGCAGAGCTGCAGAAGTGCGAGACGATAGCCGCACGTCTGGCACTTCTCGAACAGAAGAAGAACGAGCTAAGCGGAGACAACAGCGAGATAGACAACGCAAAGGGGGAGATAATAAGCAACGCCCAGGATGAAGCAAAAAAACAGGCTAAAGAAGAGACTAAAGCCCTGTTACAGCAATACAGCAGCTACCTAACAGAAAAGCTGCAATTCGACGCGACATACGCGAACAAGAAGCAGCTCCTGGAGAGGGCAAAGCAAAACGCGAGCAACGAAGCGGAAAGGAGACAGGCGGAAGCAGCACTTAACGCTTTGGAAACAGAAAGAAAGGCGTACGAAGGTAGGACTTCGAGCGAAGAGTACGACAAACTTCTGCAGCAGTATAGAACTTACGAGCAGCAAAAGGCAGACATAACGAAGAAATACGCAGAGCAGCGCACGATAGCGGAGCAGCAGAACGACCTCGCGATGCTATCACAGATAAACAGCTCCGAGCGTGCAGAGCTTAGCAAGCTTGCAGCGCAGCGCGTCATGGCTTCGGAAAGCTGGACACAACTATTTGCAGACCTTACGACACTAAGCGCAAGGACTATTAACAAGCTTATGGCTGATATTAACGCGCAGAAGGTAACGCTTAGCGCGCAGTTCAACCCTAACGACTTGAAGGCTATAGAAGACAGGCTGGAAAAAGCGAAGGAAGAGCTGCACAAGCGTAACCCGTTCCTCGCCCTTAAGGACGGCTTAGCAGAGCTTAGGGAAGCTATGACTTCGGAAAAGCTACTTAATACTACAGAATACGGTAAGCAGCTGCAAGAACTAAAGAAGCAGTACGACGAATATAGTGCAGCTATTACAACCGATGACGAGACGAAGGCGAAAGCGGCGAAGACAATATACGCAGATCTGCTCAGCCAGGGAAGCACATACTTAGACGCTTTGCGCCGCAAACTTGCAGAGCTTGAAGGAAAGAAAATTACTATAGGCTTAGACGTAGAAGGCGAAGAGCAGCTTACCCTCATCAAAGCCGCGCTAAAGCAAGAGGAAGGACAGACGAAGAGCGTAAGCGAAGGAATAAAAGACACCTTCAAGAGCGTAGGAAGTAGTATAGACTTCATAAAGGGAGCCTTCGACAGCGTTATAGGCGGCATGAAGAAGATGGGTATAACTATGGACGACGAAACGGAAGTTATACTTAACGACATAGGCGGAATGATGCAAGGAGCCAGCGACCTGGCTACAGGAATAGCCACAGGGAACCCGTTAAGCATTATTTCTGGAAGCGTAAACCTTCTTTCTTCAGCTATAGATATGTTCAACAGCGGAGACAGGAAGGCTGAACGTTCAATTAAGCGACACCAGGAAGCTATAAAGCAGCTTTCAAACGCATACACCCAGCTCGAACACAACATAAAGCACGCTTTAGGCGAAGAGATCTACAGAAACCAGAACGCGCAAATTAGGAACCTACGACAGCAGCAGAGGGAACTAAACGAGATGATAAGCGACGAACAGGGTAAAAAACATACCGATTGGGACAGAATAAGCGAATGGCAAGAGCAGATAAGGGAAGCTGGAAGGGAAATAGAAGACATCATAGCAGAGATAAGCGAAAATATAACGCAGACTACGGGAAAAGAGTTAGCCCAGCAGCTATCGGACGCTTTGGTAGAAGCTTTCGGCAACGGAGAGGACGCGGCAAAAAGCTTTGGAGAAATAGCCAACGACGCACTAAAGAACGCAGTAGCAAACGCTATCAAGCTTAAGATCCTGGAACCGCAGCTACAGAAGGCAATAGACCAGCTGCGGAAAGACATGGGCTTTGACGAAGAAGGTAACGGGAGCTTCGACGGACTTACGGAAGAAGAGCAAAAACGCTTCAAGCAAGCGGTAGAAGCAGCTGGCGCGAACTTCCAGGCGGCTATGGACGTATATAAAGACCTTTTCAACGAGTTAGACAGTAACGACCCTACTACGTTAAGCGGAGCAATAAAAGGCGCGAGCCAGGAAAGTATAGACCTTCTGGCTGGACAGACCAACGCAGTAAGAGTAAACCAGGTTACTGCTATAGGTTTGGTAAGGCAGCAGCTTGAACACTTAGCAAGCATGGACACACGGCTCGCTACTATTAGCACCAACCTTATAACACTACTTCGGAAAATAGACGGAAGCGGCGAAGACTTACGCTCGCAAGGACTTAACAAGTAACAGAATTATGGAGTTTGAAAGATTGAAAAAAGAGCTTCTACGAGAAGCGAGAAAATTAAAAGCCTGTCCAGACGGACTGTACAAGTTAGAGCAAGCGCAAAACGTAAAGCAGCTTGTAAGCCTATTCTTTAAGACTTTGGACTTTTCCCTGGAACACAACTACCCAAGCAAGGAACTTCGGGAAAAGTTTAGGGGATTGGTGGAAGAATGCGGCGTTTTCTTCGGTGGAAGCAATATCGAAGTAACCAACTTCAAGAACCTGGCGTTATTCGGGAACAGCAAAGGAAAGGCTAAATATACAGGCTATACCGTAGCGGACATCTACGCCAGGGAAGACAGCGAAATAGATATAGAAGCTAACGGAAATTCCTTTGTAATTGTAGGCACGGCGGACAATTCTAAGGTACATATCAAAGCAACCGATACGGCAAAGGTTACTATTATCAAACACGGCGGTATAGTTACTTACGAAGTAGAGGGAGCGGCGAAAGTAAAAATCAAAGAAAAGTAAAAAATTATGGCACAGGAAAACAACGTAATATTACAGCTTCCGTTTGACGAAGCCAACGGCAGCACAGTAGCGTACGACTATTCCAGAGGAAGACACGATGCGCTTTTGACTAATTGCCAATTCGTACAGGGCAAACAAGCGAACTGCGTACGCTTCGACGGGACAGCTTACGCAGAAGTAAACGCTAACATCCTACCGCTTACGGGAGATTTTACCGTTTTGGCGTGGATCAAGGCGAACGAGTACCCAGACGGCTTTACGACAAAGCGTATAGGCATATTCCTCAATACGGACAATATGGAAGGAAGCCGCTGTTTGTGGCTTGATATAAACCCAGAAAGCTGGGGCTTCTTCGCGGTAAAAAAGACGGGGAACCAAGTTTTAGTATATCTTGACACTTCGCTACAAGGTAACATTATACTTCCTTCAACGCTTACGGGCTTTGCTATCATACAGGACATATACGGGACGGAATACGGCTACGCAGACCTGGACGAAGTGAAGATTTACAACGTAGCATTAACCGAACAGGAAATAGCCGAAGAGCTTAACAGTATTTCCCAGCTTGAATACTACATAGACGGCAAGAACCTTAAAGACTTCGGTATAAGGGTAGAGGAAAGCAACGGCTTGCTCAACCTTCCGAAGCTTAAAACGCCTTCTTCCGTAGATTGGGCAGACTACCATGGGAAAGTAATAGATCTTACGGAAAAACGCTACGACGAACGCGAAATAGAGCTTAAATGCTGGGTAAAGGCTTCTGGTAAAATGGACTTCGTGAGCAAGATAAACGAGCTTTACGAATACCTAAGAAGGGACGGAACACAGCGTTTGATGGTCAGCATACACCCGACGAAGCCGTTAGTTTACGAAGTCTATTGCGAAGACGGCGTAGCACCAGACAAACGCTGGCACGACGATTTGATGATAGGCACGTTTACGCTTAAGTTCAAGGAGCCAGACCCCGTTAAGCGAGTGGTAAGACACCGGCGTACATCTACCGCCACCTCTTCCGTAACGGTAGCCTTCAATTCGGACAAAATGGTTAATATCTATTGGGGCGACGGCACTATGTCGGAAGACGTTTACGGAGACCACACGGGACAAAATGCTATTACACACGAATACAGCGGAAACGGCGTTTATTACGTCATTGTAGCTGGAGTGGTAGAAGATATTACAGACTTCGAGACTAACGGAATCGTCGTATGGAACAGATTATAATACAACACGCAGACGGGACGACCTTACCGTTATTCAGTAAGGCGCGAGTTTCGGCAATTAGCAAGGCTAACCAAAAGTTAGCTTTGCTTTCCGACGACTCGGTAAGTATTTCCGTCGTTTCGGCAGAACCGCTGGACTTGCACATCGGGGACACAGCCTTAATTTTCGGTAAGCGGTATAAGATAAACCAGCTTCCGCAGATGACAAAGAACGGAGAACGCAGCTATTCTTACGAAATAAAGATGGAAGGCGCGCAGTACGACTTATTGGATGTCAGCTACCAGCTTGACGAAGATTGCTACGGGGACACGTACTACGCAGACCTACACGGGCATCTTGTTATGCTTATATGGAATATAAGGCGAATTTACGGCAATACGTGGCAATTAGGTACATACCCTTCTGGAAATACGGAGTACAAGAACATAAATACCCAGGACAAGAACTGCCTCCAGCTAACGCAAGAACTTTGCACAGCCTATAACGTGGAGTTCGAGATCGTTTGTAACGACGGAACGGTAAATATGCTTAACTTCAAGTCGAAAGTAGGCTCCGTTATTCCTATTACGTTCAAGTACGGGCGCGGAAAGGGCTTGTATCAGCTACAGCGTACCACAATAAACAACACTTCCATCGTAAACAGGCTTTACGCCTACGGAAGCTCGGAAAACTTAGGAAACGGCTACAACCACACACGGCTTCGCCTTCCAGGTACTACGCGCCTTACATCATACATAGAAGACGAAGACAGCATAGATAACTACGGAGTTAAGGAAGGCGTTAGGAACTACCAGGACATAAAGCCCCAGCGAATAGGAGAAGTTACGGCAGTAGGCAGTAACAGGCTTTCTTTTACGGACAGTAGCATGGACTTCAACCTTAACAACTGCCTAATACCAGACACGGCGGCAAAGATTAAGTTTGAGACGGGACAGCTTGCTGGCTACGAGTTCGAGCTGCACAGCTACGACAATAATACGCACACGTTCGTAATAAACCCGTTTACGGACGAAAACGGTATGGTATTCCCTTCCGAAGATACCCAGGCTTTCCAGATAGGACTGCATGACAAGTATAGTATATTTGATATTACGCTCCCAAGCAGCTATATTGAAGCAGCAGAAGCAAAGCTTTTGGAGAAAGCTACGGAAGACTTGCAAGGCATGAGCCAGCCACAGGTAAGCTACAAGCTTTACATAACGGAAAGCTACCTTATTAAGCTATTCAGCACGGAAACGCAGCAAACTATATTTAACGTAGGAGACTACATTAAGATAGAAGACACAGAGGTAGGCGTAAATAAAGAAGTGCGAATAGTGCAAATCGAACGCGACTGCCTTAAGCAACATTCTTACGACATAACGCTAAGCGACACGATCCAGCGAAGCACTACGGTACGGGTAATTAACGAATTGGAGAACATTAACGAAATTATACGTATTAACAGCTTAGCGGATCCAAACAAAGCGCGCGCGAATTGGAAAGGAAGCCGCGAAGTCCTTAACATGGTTTTCGACCAGGAAGGGGACTACTTCGCAGACAAGATAAAACCGCTTTCCATCGAAACAAAAATGCTAAGCGTAGGCGCGAAGTCTTCGCAGTTCTGCCTGGTAGGTACAGTAATAGAAGCAAACTACAACGGGGACGCAAACACGGTAAAAGTAACAGGCGGCGCGCTTCAACACTACACGATAAGCGAAAGCGGAGTAAGAACATGGCTGCTTGCAGATACCACGATAGACGACCTTTCTGGATCAAGCGCGTATTACATATACGCCAGATGTCAGCGTGCCGATAATTCAAACAGCGGAGTAGTAGTATTCAGCACGACGCAGTATGCAACAGAGCAAGACCCTCAATACTATTACTTCCTGTTCGGAATACTTAACAGTACGGACAGCAGTAACGGAACAAGAAGCGTTTACCTTACATACGGCTTTACTACAATTAACGGACGTTTCATACGTACGGGAAGAATTGAAAGCAGCGGCGGAGGTAGCTGTTACTTCGACTTAGATAACGACGAGATAGGCGGAGTTATCAAATTCAAGGACAGCCAGGGAAACTATAAGAACGTTTCGAGCTTAGACACCAGGGCGGCAACGCTTGAACAATACGTAAACGGCACGCTTCAAACCATAATAGGAAACTTCACGCAGCAGATAGACGGGAAGGTAGAAACATGGTACGGCACTAACGACCCGTCATCAGCATGGACGACATCAGCGGAGAAAGCTAAACACGTAGGAGACCTTTGGTATAATACGAGTTCGAAGGAGAGCAAACGCTACAGCAACTCTTACGTATGGACTCTAATAGAGGACGGGGACGCGATACAGGCGTTAGAGGATGCAGCACGCGCCCAGGACACAGCAGACGGGAAGCGTAGGGTATTCACAAATACGCCGTACCCACCTTACGACGTAGGAGACTTATATACAGACGGAAGAGACCTGTATAAGTGCGTAGTTTCAAAGCAGACGGGAAACTACAGCGCGGACGATTGGGAAAAGGCAACAGAGTACACAAGCGACGAGAATCTTAACGAGTTCCTGGAAAGTTACGACAGGACGATAAGCGACATTTATGCACAACTTGACGGAGTAGTAGAAACGTGGTTCGGAGAGCATACGCCAACGCTAAGCAATGCGCCAGCGTCAGCATGGACTACATCATCCGAACGCGAAATGCACTTAGGAGACATATACTACAACAACACGGACGGAAAAGGCTACCGTTTCAGCAAGCAAAACACTTCCTACCTATGGATCGAAATAGCAGATACGGGAATAACAGAAGCTTTGCAGAAGGCTCAGCAAGCCCAGGACACAGCAGACGGGAAGCGTAGGGTATTCACAAATACGCCGTACCCACCTTACGACGTAGGAGACCTTTGGGCTTCTGGCGTTTTCCTTAAAGTGTGCAGAACCAGCAGACAAAGCGGTATTTTCTCTTCTTCCGATTGGGTAAACGCAACAGAATATACAAGCGACGAAAGCCTTAACGACTTTATTGACGGAGTTTTCGACACGCAAATAGGAGAAATTATAAACCAACTTGACGGAAAGATAGAATGCTGGTATTCTTCTTCCGACCCTTCGGACGGATGGGACTACGAAGAGTTTGTAAAGCATACAGGAGACCAATGGTACAACACGGCTGAAGGTAGGCTTTACAGGCTTGAATATTCGAGAGTTGCTGGCTTTGGATGGGTAGAGATAACCAACCAGGACGCAATAGACGCCGCAGTTAAGGCTCAACAAGCCCAGGACACAGCAGACGGGAAGCGTAGAGTATTCACAAATACGCCGTACCCACCGTATGACGAAGGCGACCTTTGGACGGACGGGACAAACCTATACCGATGCATAAACGGGAAAGAAACAGGAATCTTCGACGAAGATGACTGGGGCTTAGCCACCAATTACACAAGCGACGCACAACTTTTTTCCTTCATACGCGGTATATACGCGACCGACAAAAATGCTATTTTACAACAGATAGACGGGAAAATAGAAAGCTGGTTCCAGCTTACGGATCCTTCGAGTTCGTGGAGTACATCGGAGAAAGCCAAGCATACGGGAGACTTCTGGTACAATACAAGCACGAAAGAGCTTAAGACGTATGTAAAACAAGGGAATATCTACGTATGGGTAAAGGTAGAAGACCAAAAAGCAATAGACGCATACACGGCAGCTGCAAATGCCCAGGAAACCGCAGACGGAAAGGCGCAGATATTCGTAACGACACCAACACCCCCGTATGATATTGGCGACCTTTGGCTAACGGGCGGTTCTACAGACGGAACACTCAAACGGTGTATAACACCGAAGGCGGCTGGAGGAAGCTACAGCGTGAACGATTGGGTAATAGCAGTATATTACGACAATACGCAAACGGTTATAGACGGAGGTATAGTTACTTCTGGAACCGTACAGCTTGCTGGAGACGACCAAAGTATTAAGGCTGGAATTACAGGCGACGGAACAGACGATACAAGCGTAAGAATCTGGGCTGGAGTAAGCAGAGAAAACAGAGTTACAGCACCGTTTAGAGTTCTTCAAGACGGAAGCTTTTATGCGAGCAAGGCAACGATAGAAGGAACCGTAAGGGCTAATTCTGGAAAGATAGGCGGCTTTGACATTAAGAACGGGCATATAGGAAAGGACACGGACGAGAGCGACATCGGCGGAAACGGCTTTAGCCTGTACCCAGACTTCCTCAAGTTCGCAGACAACCAGACGCTGATAGCTATAGGTACTAACGTACTTCCTTCCTACTTAGGCGGTATGGTGGCTTTGGCGCGCTTTGTTAATAACGCTAATTCGCCGTATATGACGAATCTGGGCTTAATGATAGACGTAACGGGTGGAGCCTGGAATATTGCAGTTTCGGCTAAGGGCGCGATACTTAGCAACAGCTATATACAAGACTACGCATTTACAAAAATTACCCCAGCACTTAATACGATAAGCATTTTAGGCAGCGCGACGAAGCCAAATATTTTCAAGGTTGTAGCTAACTTCCAAAACAGCAATTCTGGAATAGGCTTACCAGGGAAAAGCGGACTTCAAGATTTGCTATCCATAAGCAGCAGTACGCATTTTGCAGTACGGATGACTATAATAGCAGACAGATCAAGCAC